GTAGACGCCCACACCTATAGCGCCTTCACAGGATCGCTATAAAATCGGGTTTAAACCTTGTGGCCCTATGGGCCATTTAGGTTCGCTTCAACTTAGTACTCTATTAAACCTTACAGGAGATGTTATGGAAATCAAACGCGTACAACCGCGTACTTGGATTATGGTGTTTAGGTGTGGAATCCACGCCTATTCGCCTTTTACCAATACTACGCAGGTCGAGCATATGATTCATGACGCTACATCTGATGATGAGCTTTATGATGTATTCAAAACGATTCTCGAGAATCTCGAGGCGCAAAGGATGCATCCATGACAAAAACTGTGAGGTCCCGTAGCGAGAGCGTGCGCGCGTTGAGCGGGAACGATCTCCAGGGCGTCGGGATAACCCCTTCCAAGCCGACTCTGTCTCTTATTGGGACAGCAAGTCAAAATGGTTGGAATAATCCTGAATGGGAGTTACTAATACAACAAAAGGTGGACGCAGCGACAGATTATACCCGTGTGGCCTATAGTGATATTGATACCTTCGTTGGTACCACGTATTACGAGAGGCAGGACACTGGTTCTTCTGGTGTTTCGCGTGCGTATCATCCATCGTTACTCTTGCCTACTTCAATTCCTTCGAACTCGGATGTCACGGCCTGTAAAGACCTTGCCATCGCAAAGTTGAAGAGGAAGCTGCGCGAAGATACTCCCCGTGAAACGGGGATGACCTTTCTAGCAGAGTTAGGTAAGACAAGGAAGTTAGTTGCACAAGTGGCCGAAGCGACACAAAACATTTTGAGCTATATGGTCTTAGTTAATGGCGGTTTCCGTCGTACGTTTAATTATCGAAGGGTTTATACCCTCGATCCTCAAACTGCGCGGCGGGTCATCGTCAAGAAACGAAAAACCATTGATACACCCTATGGGTGGTACAGCTCTGATGCGTTAGCGCTAGCTTCGAATGCATGGTTGACTTTTAGCTTTGGTATCAAACCTTTAATGTACGATGTGCAAAATTCTGCGAATGCGTTGGCTGCTTATCTCGAAAGGGATAATTACAGACAGCGCTACTACGGAAACGCAAGTGTCCGTTGGCAGAGTGCGCAAAGTATATCTAGGCTTTATTCGGTAGCCGGGGCGCCAGGTGTTTCCTGGTACTCTAGTACGAATGAAAAATATCATAGCTATCAGTGCGAGTATAACGCAGGGATCGTTGTTCCAATGAGGAGCGGTAATGTATATGGTCTTAATGAAGCCTTTGGTTTAACCTTTGGCGACATTATTCCTACGATATGGGAGATAACTCCTTACTCGTGGGCAATAGACTACTTCACTACTGCGGGTGACTTCTTAGAAGACACCTTCGTTGGCGATTCCGGTTACCCGTATTACGTTAATTTTAGCGAAAAGTACGAATGTACCTCTTACGTTAACTGGACTCCGAGCTCCACCCGATATAATTGGGGTGATAGTTCCGGTAGAACCCAAGGAACGTATACGCAATTTAAACGAACCGTGCTAAACCCAAATACCTTGCCGCATCGGGCCTTGAGATTCAAGACCGCTGATGAGCTCGGTAAAAACGCCGTAAACAAAGTTCTTAACCTGGCGAGCGTGTTGCTCTCTCAGGGGAAATCTAGAGCTAAGTTGCGGATCTAACATTAACCTATTCTAGTGTCGTGAGACACAAGGTGTCATTTCTATGGCCGTTAACATCTCGTCGCCTGTTACAGGTGCTGCTCAAACTGGACTTACCAGTCCAACCTATACGCTTGTTACCGATATCGCTCCGTCTCCCAATGGGAAGCAGAACGCGGTCTCAGCTCTAGGTGGTACCCAAACAAATGTTGATGCTCACTCGGTGTCAAAACCGTTTACAGTTACCGTGTATCGTCCGCAACAGCTTAAAACGCTGCCTGCGGCGAATCCCGTTACTGGTGTGATCAAAAACATTCCGACGAACACTTATAAAGTCATCGTACGGAAGGGCGTTAAACCAGCTGCAAATCAAAATGACATGGTTGCCATGGCAACTGCTGAAATTAAGATTCCGGCTGGCGCTGACACTTACGAACCCGAGGATGTCCGGGCAATGTTGTCCTTGTTCATTGGAGCCCTGAATCAGGTCTCTGCTGGATTAGGCGACACTTGCATTTCCGGTGTCCTGTAGGTTGTAATAGTCCACGCTTTTCTTAAACCTTTTAATCTCTGATAGGAGTTAGTTATGTATCACAAAGCACAATCTATTTTAAATTCATGTTTTTCAGACATTGAATCTAGACTTGGCATTCCTTTGCCAATACAAATCAAAGAGCTGGTTACCGGAATAATAAGCGAATCTTCGCCTTGTTTCTCGGATAGCCATGATGTCACCGAACTTTTCGAGAGGATGAGCGCGGCCGGTCAAAAGACTAGCCCCGAGCGTCGTATCGAGGAGTGGGTGAGACACTTGGATAATTTCTCAGATGAGGATCATCCTTTGTGTCGCTATTTGATTAGACAGATCGAGCGCAAGCTCGGTCTGTTGTTTAGATTGCATCTTGTGACTACTGACTCCTACGAGTTGCAAACGGCGCTTTTGCGTCCGCTGCAACCGAGTGACGAGTACATCGTCTGGAGCCTGCCAGAGTTCTTAATGAACTTGCTGGGTGGGCTTGAGATAATTGTATCCGTCACATATGAGACTAGAAAGGTCGCAAGATCTCTTGCTAAAAAGAAAGGCATGAAACGTCAGGCCCGTGGGGGTACTCATGGGTAAGCAGCGGGTCTTCGCCGATAAGGTGGAGGCTCACGTAGGAGATGAAAGATTAAATTCTCTTCGTAGACTACTTACAGAGGAGATTAAAAATGAAGGATATGGAAAACCTTCGCAACGTTACGAATTTGAGCGTGACCGGCAAGCTTACGAGTTTGCTGCTACGCGTCAAATGGAAAGACTTGCTAAACGCATGCGTTATAGCGAGGATTCCTCCCTGGCTGCAAAAGCTATTGATGATTTCAAAACCGTCAATGCTCAAGCTGCTAGTGTTCGTATATCTTTACCAGCTGATGTATCTCGTAACGCTGCTGATTTTATCAGCGGTGTATTACAAGGATACAGCAGGTCTGTTGACCCGCACAATATTCAGTTGGATTTAGATTTTGGTCATCTGGTTCAGCTGTGGAAACACGGCCCTGGTGCTTGCACCTGGGCTTGTGAAGACGCAGCTGTGACTCACCCTTTTGAAAAATTATTGAGTGAGCAACCTAGCGTGACTAAACGTTGTCACCCTTTCGCCCGTATTTTACGGCAAAATACCAAGGGTTTGCGCAGCTTTGATGCTGACAAACAAATACCCATGGTAGAAGTGAAAGGGTCTACTCTGTTAACAGTTCCTAAAAACGAAGACACCCACAGGACTATCGCGACGGAGCCGCTGGGCAATATGATGATGCAGCTTGCTGCAGGATCTTATATTGCGTGCGCTCTGAAACGAATTGGTCTGGATATTGAGACACAACAGCCGAAGAATAAACTTTTGGCTTGTCGTGCTAGCATGTTCAACCATTTAGCAACGGTTGATTTAAAAAGTGCTAGTGATCTCATTACTCCTTCTCTTATACAAGAGCTGTGGCCTCGCGAATGGTATAGTTTACTAATGGCCATCCGGTCAGAACATATCTATATCCCTAGTGAGGATCAGTGGGTCCAAGTGAATATGCTATCAACAATGGGAAACGGTTTTACCTTTCCTGTTATGACGCTAACTCTCTTGGCATTGGTGTATGCAACCTGCGCCTTTGGGCGTAGACTGTATATTGACTGGTCAAGGTGCGCAGTCTTCGGTGACGACATTATTTGTCCAACCGAGAATTATGCAGCACTTTGTGAAGTCTTAAACCAATGTGGTTTAGTTGTTAATACAACCAAATCTTACACTGATGGACCTTTCCGGGAAAGTTGTGGTGGCGATTACTATGAAGGTGTCAATGTGACGCCGTTCTATGTTAAGTCGCTTCGCAATGACCCAGAACTGTACGTAGCAATTAATCAAATCCTTGATTGGTGCTGTCGTACGGGAATCTGGTTACCTAGGTCAATTAAGTATCTAGCAGGTTCCTTACAAAGAGGTCCGTTCTTCGTGCCCGTTTGGGACGATCCCTATTCAGGGATTCGTACCGAATCGGTTCCGCGTCGCTTCAACAAGTGGCAAGTCCTCCCTTTCCGAAGGAGGGTCGATTTGTCGTCCATTCACCCAGATGTAGCCATTATGGCGGCATGCATGGGAATCATTGAAAGTGAAGATGTTTCAACAATCGGTTTAACCGATGAGGAACGTCGTCAAGTTCTTGATAAATGGATAGCACGCGGTAGGGCAACCAGTTGTGTTTATACACCACGTCCAAAAAACGTGAAGTATATACTGGTTAAGGCTCGATTGCCGAAAGGCTTTCGAGATGGTAGTGCTCCGCATTTGCGGAAAACTGAAACGGCAACATTCTTATTCTGTTCGCTAGCTTAAGGATAAGCTAGCCCGGAAACGGCGTGACCCTGGGAAGGGAACGTCGCAGAGTGTTGTTTTTCGAGACGGG